AGGCAGGCGCTACTGGACAAGACTCCCAAGGCTTCGCCATCTTTCCCGACGCCACCACGGGATGGTCCGCACTCTATAACCAGCTGCAAGTCTACGTAAACAATTTCCCCGGCTACTCGCTTCTGCAAATCATGGCGCACTATCTGGGTCAGCCTACGCCGACCTCAGACTCGCAAGGCAACGCCTACAACTATGCGGATTACGTCTCGTCATCGCTCGGAGTCGACAGCGGGACTACATTGGCCGAGCTCGCCAGCAATTCAGCCCTGCCGGCCGATGGCTCCGGGTCGAGCACTTCCGATTCATCCAGCGATGGCACGCAAATTCTCGGCATTGATCCCATGTGGCTGGCCGCGGGTGCGGTAGGGATTGGAGTGTTCTTGTTTTGGGCTTTGTCGGACTGACGCAAAAACAGATGTGATGCGCTGGCCAAAACTGTGCAAAATCGGCGCTGATAAGAAAGCAGTTAGACAACCATAGAATTGGGGGTTTTTGCGCCACGTAGGGCGATGCGGCGGCAAGTGTCCTTGCTCACGCCAGTTCCGCTCGCGATCTCAGCCCAGGAGCAGCCCTGTGCACGCAGGCGGGCAATCTCATCGGCACTCACTTCAGCGCGCGGCCTTCCCCAACTGCGACCTTTGGCCCGCACGTGCGCAATCCCAGACTTGACCCGCTCCCGAATCACTTCCCGTTCGAATTCCGCAAAGGCGCCGATGATGTGAAACATGAGCCGCCCCGTGGCCGTCGTAGTGTCGACGTCATCCCGCACGCTAACAAAAGCAACGCCCAATGCTTGGAACTCCTCGAGGGCGAGAATCAGATGGCGCAAGGAACGGGCGAAGCGGTCAAACTTGTAGACCATCACGACATCGAACTTACCGCGGCGCACTTCGGCCATCATGCGATCGAGCGCCGGCCGTTTCTCTTTTGAACCAGAGATGCCGTGATCTAGGAATGGAGTAGGTTGCCAAGTGCGGACTTCGCAACGCTGGATCATTTCGGCTACCTGCATCCCTTCATCTTGTTCGCCGGTAGAAACCCGCCCATAGAGTGCGGCTCGCTTCATGCGGCCATGATAGCGGACTTAAGCCGGGAATTCTCGTACCCTCAACGATTCAGGCCACTCGGAAGGATCTCCGCCTTTGCGATCACGCAATGGAATATGCGGAATCAGATGATTAGGTCCAATCGGCTTACTCCCCACCTGCTTCATAAAGAACGCCACGCCTGCCGCCTTGCACTGCTCTTGCAGGGATTCCGCCCAAGCTAAATTGAAGGGTCGGGCTTTGGGGCCGGATTCGCCGCCGCAGATAACCCAGTTAACTCCCGGCGTTGAGAATGGTCGCTCGCATTGCAGGTGCGCGCGGAGTAAGTCCACATGCTCCAGTTGCGGCTCTACACTGAGAAACCTCACCGCTGCCGGTGTCTGTAGTAACAGGGGAATCCTTTCATCGGCGTACTTCTGGGATTCGACGGAGACGCCCAGCCAGAGGTTAGGGATTGGGCGCTCCGTGTGACTTCTCATCCAGCCCTCAATGAACCAGCGCATTCTATCCGCTCGTTTCGTCAGCGCTTGAAACGTGTGGCGATACGAGATTTCAGCTATGGCGGTCAAAACATCGAAAACAAGCTGGTCTGGTATCGCCTCATGGAACAAGTCGAACATGTCTCCGACAAAGATGGTGCAGGGCTTCTTGGTTTTCAAAGGCTCCTGCAAAATCTTCTCCGACAGAAAAAACTCAACGTTCTCCAGATTCGGCACCGTGTATTCCAGTCCGTTGCCGAAGCGCTTGTTAATGGCTGAGGCGTAACAGTTGGTGCATCCTGGAGAAATGCGCGTGCAGAATGTTCCGCTGTGAACCTTTTCGCTCTGTCCCTTGAGTCGAGCGCGGATAGGGTTCCACGTTCGCGGCAGAGTACCGGGCCGATTGCACCATTCGATGCTGGTCTTATTCACTGGCTCCTCCTGTCAAACTTTGCTTCGGGTCGGAAGGGAAAAATCACAACCCATAAATCAGCGCAGATGCGAAATAACGACTGCGCGAGAGGATGTGGATCACTGCCGCTCCGTAGTTCAAGCTGCACGCCGTGGATTAAGTCGCGCGCCTGCTTGCACCGCTGAAACTGGTCCTCGGTCACGCTCCCACCTCTTCCTCTGTCAGATCAAACAAGGTTGGTGATTCGATTTCCCGCTCGGCCGCGTGGCAGTAGTACACCGCATCACGGAAATATCCCTCGGCCAGCTCGGAGCCATAGCCTTTACGTTTCAGCTTCAATGCGCGCAATGGGACCGTTCCGATTCCCACGAATGGGTCAAACACCGTCTCGCCTTCCATCGTGTACTGAGAAATTGCCCGGTCTGCCAGGTCGAATTGCATCGGGCAAAGATGCATCTCCCGCCCCGAGGCTGATTGCGCTCCATTCAAGGTCCGCATGCGCGTGATGTCGGTCCAGACATCCTCGTGCCACGATTGCGGCTGCAGGAGCATAAAAGTTACGGGCAATCTCCCGGCGCCCTTGCAGCCGCATCCACAGTAGCCCGTGGGTAGAATGTGCATGTGGCCGCACTCCTGACAGGTTTCCAAAGACTCGCCCAGCTTCACGTGTTGCTCGTAGTCGTAGACCTGAGTCTGGGACCACTGCCGGAAGAGTTTAAAGATGCGCTCGTGGGGCACGTTGTTAAAATCTTCGGGGGAGAGTAACCGGTTGCCGCTCGATCGCTCGAAGCCGTGCGCATCGATCTGCCAGCGCGAGCGCGAGTACTGTAATTTCGCTTTAATTACAGGCACGTCGGCGTAGCCGTTTCCTGAATCGCTCGGCGGCTTTCGGAACAAGAGCAGATATTCCGGCATCCCCACGCCCATGCGCGAGCCGTCCTTGCATTGCTCGGTCCAGCCCAGCCGATAGGTCTGATTGTTCTCGCGCACTACGTCGGTCACGATAGTCTTCATCCCCAGATAGGCGAAGCCGTGCTTCTGGTAGTGGCGGATGCAGTCGCAGTGGAAGGGATAGGCTGTCTGGAAGCCCAGTCCGGTCATGCCTCCGGGGACGATGCGGTCCTTGACGTGGATGGCGCAGATGCGACCTGGTTGGAGAATTTTGAAAAGGTTCGGCGTAAGAAAATCCATCTGCTGGAAAAACTTCTCGTTGTCATCGTTGTGGCCGAAGTCGTTGTACGAGGGGCAGTATTCGTATTGTGTTGAAAATGGCACCGATGTGAGGATCAGGTGCACGCTGTTGGCGGGCATCTCGGCGGTTTCTAAGATTGCATCGTTGTGGACCAGCGTGAAGTTTTCGCCGCGGACTTCATTTCGTTCCACGCCGAAGCTGCGCTGCAACTCCGAGTGCAGCGCATTCGTGGCTAATCCGTACTGGCGAATGATGGCCGTCATCTGCGCTACCAGCTCATTGTGCTTAGCCCATTTTTCTTCCAGCACTCTGCGGACTTCGCGCTCGGCTTCGGTGTAGATCAGATGAAGCTGCACTCGCTCTTTTTGCAGGTAGCGGAGGAGTCGATGGACACTTTGCCAGAAATCGTTAAATTTGAAAGAGATGCCCAAGTGAATCGAGGAATGGCAGAACCTTTGCAGATTGCACCCGCTACCGCTCAAGCTTGGCTTGGTGCCGATGTACTTCAGTCTGCCTTCGGAAAAATCCGCAATAGCCTGCTCGCGAAGCTCTAACTTTTTCGAGCCGTAGACCATCTCCATGCTGGGGAACGCATCTTGCAGGGATCGTCGCTCATCTTCAAGGTCGTGCCAGATAACCCAGTGTTTGCGAGAATCGGCGGCAGCGACAATCTCTTTTGCTTTGCCAATCCGGGCTTCCAGACTGTCTCGCTTTTCGCGTGCTGCATGGGTGACTCCTATCGCGGTATTCCGCAGTAACCGTCCTTGCCCGCCGCGCTCGGGGATGGCATTGGTGTGATCGCTCGGCAGTTCGTGCCAGTGCACGTCCAGGCCGGGGAGCTCGTAACCTTCGTCGGAAAATTCCGGGCCGAGGTCTGATGGCTTCTGTAAAAAGATGGCCCACGTTGAAACCCAGAGCCAGAATTCGCGCTCCTTGTGCGGATGCAGCGTGAGCACGTCGGCCTTGGTGGAATCCCGCTTAAAGAATCGGGTCTTAGCTTGGCCCACATCCATCACGTCCAGAAAAGCGGCATAGGCGAGTAACTCGATATAGTCATTCGGGCTTGGTGTCGCCGTGGCTACAAACTTGTGCTTGATGTTGGGGTTCTGTTCGAACAGGCGCATGAATTCGCGGAAGGTCTTGGTCCCTCCGAATCCTCGCAGGATCGAGGCCTCGTCCAGCGATATAACTTTAAAGTGATTCGGGTCCAGTGCGCCGTCGCGGATGCGCTCGTAGTTGGTCAGAAAAAAACGCTGGCCGGAATGGTACGCCTCTCCGAATTCTTCATTGTTGCGGACATATAAGAATTTTCTTATAAAGAAATCCCACGCATCGCGGACAAACTCGCCTTTTACTCCAAGCGGGCAAACGATCAAACCAGAGTCCTGATTGTTGGCAAGCAACGCTTCGAGAATCTGAATCTGTATCACTGTTTTGCCCAGTCCGAAGCTGGCAAAGATGGCCCGGTTGCCTCCACGTATGGCCCACGCTGCCAGTGCTCGCTGATGGGGGAAAAGTTTGGGATTCAACTCATCCGGCGAGACGACGATGCCGCGGTCCTCGGCGTGCACCATCTTGGAGCGGAGAAAGTCTTGGTAGCTTTGCATTTAGGCGAAATCCCCACAGGCGAGTCTTTGCGCAGTGATTAGGTGTAACGGCTCGGAAACTTTATCGTTGAAAAGTTCGTAGCAGCGTGGGCACACAGTCGCGCCAAACCATTCTCCGGTCCAGTCATTCGGAAGAATCAAATCTTCGTAGACTGCGAGGCCGAAGTCGAGCCACGTTTCTTGCCAACAAACGAAGCAATCCGCTGTCGGCTCGTCGAGTCGGATAATCGTGATTCCGTTTGGTAAAAGCGTTCGTCTCATCGTCCGGCCATCTTGGAGCGAAGAAAGTCTTGGTAGGATTGGGTCACCAGAGCTCCTGATAGAGTGCATCGCCTTCGGGCCAGTTAAAGATGCCCTGAGCGCCGCGAAAGGGAAGCGGTTGAGGTAGAACACGGATGTCCTTTAGGAATGTTGCCCAGCGTTGCCTTCCCGAGTCTGGGTCAATGTCGATGTAATTGCCATACGCAAGTTCGCGTTTTGCGCGCGACTGATCGGCCATGGAAAAATTAAGCTTTGCTTCCCCGACTTTGATTGAGTGATGCGGATGCACAACGCAGAGAATGTGACCGTATCCCCATGGCCCGGAAACATCATCGGCGCGAAGTTGCTGCAAAAGTTCATCGCCCCACTCGTCCGGTCGAAACGGTTGCTTCGCCGCGTGAATCGCGAGAGGCTGATCAATCAGCGATGCCGGCATCGGCCAGTCGCGCGTCTCGTAAAGTTTTAAACCACGGCGCACCAGCGTGGCCCATGGTTCCCAAAGAGACAGTGCCTTCATAGCACCACTCCGTCATCCAGTACCTTCTCCCCGAGCGCATCAAGTAAGCTCTCCGGGATGTAGCGGTGATTCTTGTGCGCCCGTACCCATTTGGCA